AACGGCCGTTTCTGCAGAAATACCAGCAACGGTATAAGCCCCGCACTGACCGGACTGCATGTAGAGCAAGCCAGAAATGTCTGTGCCTGAGCCAGGAGACGAAAGGAAACTCACCGTGCTGGTGGATCCAGCCGTGGCGCTCGTAAGTTCAAAACGTTGGAAGTTGGCATTCCAAATCATGGTGGCCCCAGTGAGTGCCGCCGTGATGATCGAAGCCACATCATTCAATGTGACAGCCGAACTGAAGTTCAGGCCACTGATCGTGGTGTTGCCAGCCCCGTTTTTGTTGTACGTGAATGCACCTGTCGTGATTGCAGTCCACGCTGAAATCTGTTGACCAGCAGACGGCACAGCAGCGCCTTTGAGCACACCAGAAGTTGCCACGCGGGCCCAACGGCCGATTTTCAACGTAGACGGCTGTGGTGCCTGTTGGAAGTACAAAAGTGCCGATTGGTACTCAGGTGTGTTCGTGCCAAAGTCCAATGCCACAGAAGCAAGAGATTTGTAATCCCGATACCGCTCCTGCGTGTCAATGATTGGGGAAGAGCCCAGCACCAGCAGAGTAGAGAGGTTCTGAGCAATTGCGCCCGCAGGCGTCAAGGAGATTGCAACTGCAATCAGGTTGGATACGGGAAGCGAATTCATCGTGTGCCTCTCACTGGTTGACGTTGATTTGATAAGTCATGCCGCTCGATACGTAGATCGTTGCTTGTGCAGACTGGATGTTATTGATGTTGTATCCCCTGGCCGTGCGCCGCCTGAATGTGCCTGTGGTGTCCATTCGTTTCACCCACTTCTCCTGCGTGAGGGCCGGAACCATCGTAGGTTCAGAGAACTCCACCAATGTGATTCCAAAGGTCCAAAGCTGATCGCGATTTTGACCGACCTGCAAACCATCAATGAGCATGTTCAAGAGTGTTGAGGGTTGCGGCCCAATGAAGGAGACGAGAACATCCAGTCTTTCATCGCGTTCCACCACATCAGCCCCTAGGCCTCCGTCACCATTTGGATCGTGACCAATGTAGGCAAAGGTGTCAGGCTTGATCTTGCTCACGCCAAACGCAATCCAATTCGTATCGAAAGGTGGCTGCGTTGGGGGCTCAGGCTGCCAGCGAGGGCGCACAAGATCGCCTGTGATCCCCACGATGCCCGCCAACATGTCATGGAAGATCTGATCAAGTCCGGAGTCATACGGGTATGCCGATGTGGGCGAAAGAAACCCGGCTACTGACGAATCGTTAGACATGGGATGTGCTCGTGGCATTCATGCTCAGAGCGATGCCTTCTACGAAGCCAGCGCCAAAGCGTGTGTAAGGCTGCACTTTGTGGACGGTGTAGGTGACACCATCCCACACAACCTGATCAGGCTGTTGACCTTGTGCAGAAGCTTGAACTCGAAACTGTGTGGCAAACCAGATCGCATCGCCCCGAATCTGTGAAGCATCAAATCGCTTCAGATCATCAGGCGATGCGATGGTGATCACTGCCACCACGTTGGGAAATTGAACAACACTGAGACTGCCTAGGCCTGTCTGCACCGAGACGGATTCAGTCCGGCGATTCACTGTGATCAAGTCACAGAACTCAGGACTGCAAAGAACATCAGACATGTCCAGTAAAGGCATCACTTACTCCGTGCTGATCGAAGCCGAATCACGTACTTCACAGCATTGCGCATCGCGCCTGTGTCTACTAGTGGCTTTTCAAGACCATCCACGCCAGGAGGTGCGCCAGCAGCACGCCACGCCAGGGCCCACATCGCATCGACACGTCCGCGTGCGGCCCTGTGCTGCAAGGTGACGTCTGATAGAGGCGGGGGCACGCCGTCATTGATCTTCTTTTTGATAGCGTCTTCAGCCTTCTGCCCCACACGCATCAAGCCAGTTTCCACAAAAGCTTCATCCTCACCATTCACAACAACCTTACGCGCGATCTGACCAAGCATTGTTGTCACAGTGCTTTGCACATCTCGAATCGCCGGTTTCATGAATTCGCGCTGCGGGATATTCACTTCAGGAGCGCCTTGGTCATGGATGTAGCCAAGAGCCGCATTTGTGATTGGCACTGGATTGCCATTGGCGTCAGTGCGATCTGTATTCTCTTGAGGGAAACCGACCAAGATTTCCTTTTTCACCAAAGCTTCAAGTGAGGCCTGTAGCTGCCTCATGCGATCTTTGGTGATCTTGAGATTGGGAGGAAGCGGATTGCCCATTGTCTCAGTAGTAGGGATATGGGTAGGAAGGCGTCAGAGGTGTATTTGAGCCATCAGGCGGCACACCTAGTTGAATGCCTCCCGCGCCAAACAGACCAGCAAAGTACCGATAGCGCGTTCCATACACAGTGAGATTCCAGTGACCAGCACCGGGCAAAGCCGCATTTGCTGTGTCATAGCCCGAAGCTACCTTGTCCACAGACTTGCTGTTCAAGATCCCAGGTGACAGACCCGGAAGGCCCCCAAAGGCCACTTGCTGCATTGCCTGAGCTTCAAGCACGATGTTATGCGCTGCAAAAAGCTCAGAGCCAAGATTCGCAGAATCACCCCAACGGCATTCGTTGATCAGCTTCGAGGCCACCTTGAGCCAGAAAGTGACTACGCTGTCCGGATACTTCACTGAGTCTGTGAACTCAGGAAAGTCCACACGAAACTGAGCAGAAAGTACTGGGGTGATCATGGCTCACTTCTTCGCGTCAGGGTTGTAGATCGTCACGCCTTGAGCCCGGCTATACCAGTGAACAGCATTGCTTCGCTGCATCTCTTGAATGCCTGCAGGGAAGTCAATGTGATATTCAGGCGTGAGAACCAAGCGGTAAGCCTTCGGCACGATAGCCGTCACCACTGGATCTTCTTCACCTTCCGGAAGAGGCTTGGTGTTCTCTTCAGCAAAGACAATCGTGACCGGGTTTTCAAGACTTGCTTGAATGGCAGCCGCAGGGTCACCCACACTGGTGCTCATCTGATCTGCAAGAGCTGCATGCACTTCAGCGACAGGCTTATCCATGATCGTCATGCGACGCTTCACCGGACGATCTGCGGCAGGAAGCGGCTCACGCGCGAGGGATTGCTTTTCTTCGGGCATTTTGTATCTCCTAGAAAAAACGGGCCGACAGCGCGGCCCGTGTTCGTGTCATCAAAACGTGTGAACCTGATTGATCAGATACCGTCTCTGTACCCGATCGTTTCCGGATAGACCACTTCAGTGACGCCAATGCGGCCCCAATAGGTGGACTTCTGGTAGATCGATTCATATTGCAGCGGAGTGCGCTGCAGCATGGTCAGTGGGAAACGCACGCGATCCGGCTGCTGGCGATACAGGATCATGCGATCCACAGTGCCAGTGGTGCCCAGCGTGCCGCCACTGCCAGCGCCAATGAGCCACTTCATCGGCACGATTTCAAGTTCACCTTGACCCGAAGCCTTCAGGATGTTGTTCTCCAGAAGGAAATTCATGATCGACTGGTTACCCGCCGAGCTGACGACAGTGGAAGTCAGATAGCCAAACAGTTGCGGGGGCAAGCCAATCTTGTTCGCCATTTCAGCGAAGCCAGATTGCTGCCACACACTATTCAGAATCTCATTCACGTCGGTCAGGATTTCATTCGGGGTCTTGGTCTTCCACCCCGGAAAACCACCCGCACCATTGGGCACGTTTGCCACATTGGTCACAAGGGCCGAGTTCACCAGACCTGTGACGTTCAGCGAGGCGTCACCGACGTAGACCTGTTCATCCACGTCCATTTGGTATTTCAACTGCATGCCCGCGTACTTCTGGGCATCGACAGGACGACCAGCTCGGGCAGCAGACATCAGCTCAGGCACGGAATACTTAATTTCCATACCCCACAGGTTCAGAGGGTTCGGAACCTTCGCGATGTCCAGACCAATGCCGCCGATCTGATCTGTCGTCTTGTCAATCCACGCCTTGCCGTTGCGAATGCCAGCGCCAGTGCCTAGAGAGCCTGCAGCACCAAACGTGGACAGCGTGAACGAAGACATTTCGTCGGCCACAGTCACGTCAGTACGCAAGTCAATGTCACGCTGCCAGCTCACTGCAGCAAGTGGCATGTGCAACGTTTGGTCGAGGCGTTCAAGCTCACCGACAAGGAATGCACCGGTGGAGTCCAGTGTGACAGTGCGGCCGTCATGGGTCGTGTACTGGCAATTCTGGCCCAGCGGAGCGCCAGATTGATCACCGTCCACCACACGGAAACCGTTGTAACCGGGCGGCAGAAGGATCAGGCCTTCATCACACGTCCGATACGTGCCCAGCGAGCCGTGGAACAGCGCAGCGCGAGCCTTGGCCCATGCAGCGCTAAAACGATTTGCTTTCATGTTGATTGTTCCTCTGTGAGTTGTGATGTGTCTGTGTGGGTCAGGTCAATCAGGCAGACCACACCTCGATTTCAACAATACCATTTGCATCAGCAGGGCCGACAAAACGGGCATTCGTGATTGCAGCCGTGTTGCCACTGCTGGCAGCACCTTCAAAACCACCTTGATTGTGACTGCCAGTGGCCGCAGCACACCACACATACACAGCACCGCCCTTGACCACAGCCACGCCGGGCGGAATGCGAGCGATGATGTGACCTTGCTTCAGGAAGCCGCCGATGCCACTTGTCGGACCTGCCGCAGTGCCCTGGCTTGCCGCCATGCCGCCAGTTTGCTGCTGGGTCGGGAAGGGGCGCACAAGAACACCGTGGATGGTCGTGACACCCGTGTCTCCACTGTTGAAACCGCGCAGACTGTTGGCAATCGTGCTGTCCACGATTGCAGGATCACCGTACAGGCGCGGGGGCGTCGTC